TCCACAGCCGCAGCAAGTCCAAGAATATCTTTCGAAGAGTTGCCCGTGCCATCTGAATATAACTGGCTACCCATCTCATTGCTCAAGTCCTTTGACCTCTGTTCCAATTCAGCCGTTATTAAATCAACAGCCACTTCTGGCCCGCGATTAACAGCCAACTGGATACCCGACAAGTTTACCGTACAATAAACCTGCGATGGGTCGAATGAAGCCCTTGTTCTAGTGTCAGTTTGTGTAGTGTTGAACGTGTCAAACAATTTTGTTATCGCATAAGGATTTCTCTTATGCTTCTTATGGTTCAATTCCCATAAGTTCGGACTATGTCATCCCTTGCGGGGCAAGTATATAGTCTCTACACATTTATCAAAGATTACTCTTTGAATTTAGCTCGGCGTTGGCAATCTCAGCTTTTCACCGAATTAGCTTGCTTATTCTTTATTTGCACCATAACTTGGTCTATTGTATCTCTTTTTATAAGATTACATTTTTTACATAAGACCTGACAATTTTCTATTATATTTTTACCACCATTACATTTAGCAAGAATATGGTCTAATTCAAGTCGTTCAGTTGTTCCACACCAAAGACATTTTTCTTTTTTAACTTTTCTTCTAACAAATGTAGAAAATCTACTACTTTTTTTAAATTCAGGATTTAACTTTCTTCCATTTGTCCAAGGAATATGTCCTTCTTTATATTGACCACTATTAGGTCGTTTCTGAGCTTTAATCATTAAATCTCTATACCAATCTTGTTGCCACAACTTTTTACTTGCTTCTCCAATTTTTTTTAATTCTTCTACAGTATGTTTAAAGTTATGTTTCCCTAAATTAGACAATCTAAGTTTTTCTTTAGTTGCTTCAGAATGATGATAACCTCGACTACCTAAATGAGATAATCTAAGTTTTTCTTTATGTTCATCAGAAAAATGAAATCCTTTTTTTGGTCTTGACATATATTAATAGTATCAAAACCAATAGAAAATTGCAAATAGTTAAAGTACAAATACGCGGCTCTTATGAACCGTAGTACGACCCAAGAGAAGTGTAAGCACTAATATTGACTGGAATATCAATTTTAACGCCACCGCTCCAAGTCCTTGCTTTCGGCAAGAGACGCATCAACAACACGTTGCCACTTAGTACGTTATCAACTACTTTATTCAACAAACGAGGTTGAGTAAGAGTAGTAACAATATTACCTAATGCTGGCATATTATTTTTTTTCTAAGAATTAATTGTAAATTTACTTTTTTAGGCTCTGTTTTATGCTTTCCGCTATATCCCAAATAGATTTAGATGAATCTTCTTTTGGGATTTCAGCTGGCACCGACTCTCCTGACCTAAGAGGATTAGGAACTTTTGGTTTCGGAGCACCTGGAAGTTGGGATTTGATTTCCTTAAGATCCTTATGAATCTTATAGGCTTGTTCAATTGAAATAGGACTTTTTGCAGTACCATATTTCTCGCCAATTTCCTCGGCAATTTTTTCCGTGAAGTCCTTGTCTATTGAGTGATAAAATTTAATATCTTCCTCGATATCAGCTTCGCGTTTAGTTTCCGCCTCGGCTTTCTCGTTTTGGATTCTTTCATATTCCTCGCGAGCCGCTTTGGCGATAAACTTCCTTGCCTCAAGTTCTTTTTTCTCCTCATCGGAGAGAGGTTGAACCGCACCTTTTTGCGTAAGTTCCTTAATCTCTTGTTTTGTGGCTTTTAATTCATCTATCACTTCTTTAAGCCGAGATTCAGGAACTCTATTTTCCTCTGGTTTCGGTTGAGGTTCACCTTCTGTTATTTCCGGCGAAGACTCCGGAGGAGTGTCTTCTCCCACTTCAGGGGCGTTTATTATCCTCTCAAGCTCTACATCCTTTTGGTTTTCTACTTCACTCATCGTGAAATTCTCCTTATATTTTACCCAACTATTCTCTTATTAACATGGATCGAGTCACGCTAGTTGGGCGATTAATTTTAATTATTTTTTTAAATTCTTATATCGCTTTTTCTTAACTTTATATCCTTTTGGTTTTTCCACTGTTCCGTATTTATGTGCCCATCTTTCGGCAATATCAGGATGTCTTAAAAACATAAATCTTTGTTGCGCGTAAGATTTAAATGGCATACTACGATTCTCTCCTTCCTTTGGCGGCTAACCCTTGAAATCTTTTCTTACCGTATTTTTTACGACCTATGAACGCGGCAACAGCCGCTGGATTCCTAACTCCTCCTTTGGCAGCAATACTCGTCTTCAACGCCGCAAAACGGCCTCCTTGTCCTAATGGCGCTTTTTTATTTGGTTTTACCATACTATTATGGTGTAATCACTTGCCCTCCGCCACCGGCCTGAGGCGGAACACCTGCCGCTACTTGCGGTTGAGGTTGTGGAAATAATTGACCTGTCTTGAATAACATTAATTTTTGAGCTAACGCTTCCGGATTAGAATAATTTAATTTTTTGTAAAGCGTAATTGGGTCAATCGCTCCCAATTGCCATAATTGGATAACTCTGTTTGCTTCAACTTCTGGGTCTGTTGGGAGAGTTGAACCGTGTCGCACCTTAACTTTCATTCCTTTCTGAATAGATTCTTTTTTGAATTTTATAAATTCAGCCGAGCCGTCTTCACCAAGAATCGGAAACACGTGTTCCGTGTCGTAAAATAATTTCATTAATTGCAAAAGCCATTCGCCTAAGTCGTCTATTGCCCGTTCGGTAATTCTCACAAAAGCGTCTAACCGACCCAAATCGGCTTGTTTTAATAATTGCCTTCCAGTCGCCGTCTCCTGAGATCCCCTTTCTCCTCTGGTAGTCGAATGGAGTCCGAACAAATTGTCAAAGTGGCTATTTAATTGCGCGAGTAGAACTATAAAATAATTCGGGAGAGGAACTGGGGCGTCCCGTCGCACCATATCCTGTCGCGCCGCTCCTTTGCCGTGAATAATTATACCAGCGGCATTATTTATTTTTTCTTTCGCTTCTTCGAATGTCATAACTTCCGAATCAATCATCCAAGCTCCATTACCCATTTTAACTGCATGATCGATTATTTTTCTCGTTATGGTATTAATCGCGTCTTGTAGCGGAATCCCTTGATAAGCAATGCTTGGAGACGAAACCATGCCCTTGGCATACGGGAATGTTGCCAGAAACACATATGGTTTTTTGGGGAACTCAAAATAATTTTCCGATTCATCCTCAAAGTTATAATAAAGATTCTTGTCTTTTTTTAATATCTTGTTGCCGCATTTCCAAACAGTCCAATGGTCGGTTGATGCCTCCCAAACCTGATACAATTTCTTAGGTTCGCCTGGTTTTCCTTCGCTGGTAGTTACTAACAAAGATAACGCCTTCTCTGCTCCAAAATTATCAACTAAATCCTGATAAGTATAACTTTGGTCTTCAAGAATATACGGCAATTCGTCAACCGACTGGCCGTATCGAGGGATATAAATCAACTGGGGTCGCACATACCGTACATCGATATTTTTCTTTATCTCATTCCAGAACGGCTTTAAAACCCCAAATCGGAAGAGCAGAAAATGGCGTACGACCGTTTCCAATTTTTCTTTTATATCTAATTTATCAAAGAGTTCGGATAAAACCTTTTGAGTCTTGTCAGCCAATAATGCCGATTCCTCATCTTCTTGAGCCGGCAAAGCGATGAACTCCGGCGATTTAGCGGTTATAATCGGAACCGCTGTTTCTATCGCTTCAAAAATCCTGTTGGTGACATGGTTGCTTAAAAACTGCGGCACATAATTCCTCATTGTCTGATTTCCCAGATAATACTGTTCGCAAAAATCCTGCTCCTTTCTTAATTCGTCGTTATAAGGTTTTGATTCCACTTCCCACCTACTAATCATTTCAACCAAGTTATCATCCGAAGGCAGGTCTTTAGGAACCGCTTCTTCATGAATTGGTGAAGTAATCTCTTCCTCTTTGTTTTGTTTTATTTCTTCTGGCATATTATAAAGTTTCTATCCCCGAATACTCTTTTTCAAATATAAGGTCTCGAAAGTAATCGGGTCTTTGGTTGTTTAAATTGTAATTTATCGCGTTCATTTTATTCGGCCGTTCTACTGTCGATTGAAGGGGAACAACTATTTTACTAAGGTCAATTAAGGCGAGTCCCAATGAGATAACATCGTCATCATGAAACCCTATCTCCGCTCCCATTCCTTTTTTGCTCGCTTCCGGACTTCTAATGAAGGTTTTAAGCTGGGCAACCGTCTCTTTATCATAAATTTTCAATTTTTTCTCTCTCATTGCCTGTAATATCCCCGAAATCAGTATCGGTTTTGTCAAACTGGTCGTTTTCCAGCCGATTTTCTCTATTTCCTGCTTGAATTTCTTGTCAAATTCCTTTCTTTTGTAGATATGGTAATAAATTTCTTTTAATTTTGACAAGAGAGCTAACCCGACCCCGTTTATTTCCGGCACTATCCTGGCATTATTATAAAATTCCGCTATTTCACACGCCTTTTGCGCCAGTTCAGCCGGCTCCATCTGCCCCCGCCACTTGGCAACCACTTCAAAGTTCGCCGCGCTAACCACATGAACGCTCGCAGGGTCTTGACCAATGCCTTCCGACGGGTCAACGCCAATTTGATAGACTCCTTTTGGTATTGGTTCAGCATATATTTTTAATCCTTCTATTGTTTTTTTAGGTTCTCTAATTAATCTTAATTGCGCTTCAATGTATTCAATGGGGAAAACCGCTTTTTCAGCAAGTAGACTCTCGTCCCAAATGCCGTAGACAAGCGACTTTTTTAAACTTTCTGGGTACTCCATCAGCCGCCGGATATAATCATCGGGCAAATGATAATTTTCGAGCGTACTCGCTTCTATCAACCGATAATGCGGATCGCCCGATTGTTTAAACCGCTTAAAGAGCCAGCTTAAACTTGGATTACATGTGCCAAAAATCTGGTGCGGTATCCCAATTCTTCTTAATCTTCCCTGAAGGGTGATAAAAGTTTCTTCCGGTATATCTTCCATCTGGTCTATTCCAGCCCATCCTAAGTTCATGGATTTCAACTGGCTTTGAGCCTCATCGTCCAAATGCCGAAACACAATCTCGCTGCCATTGGTAAATTTAACCCGCGCCTCCGCCTTGCTATATCCGGAAATTAAATGCCTATATTGCTCGCCCTCCACCACCTCAAAGAAGGTTTTTATAACACTGTCTTGAAGTTCCCTGTATGTCTTTCTCCCAAGAAGACCAAAATTACCAGGATATTTCAGGGACATATCTATCCCCTTAAGAACCAAGCCCAGTGTTTTTCCAGAACCCAATCCTCCGGAATACAACACATACGGCTCTGCAGCTTCAAAAAACAACTCTTGCGATTTTAAAAGATCGTAACTGGCCAGAATTTCTTTCGTTTCATTTTCCTGAATTTGCCAAGTTAATGCCATAATTATCTCTTAATAATAACGACATTCACTCCCCCGAACGGCCTACCCCTCTCTATCTCCATTGCCTGGTCGTGGAGCGCCTTGCTGGAGGCGGCCTTATCCCTTAACCCTGCCGCTATCACATCCTGATTGGTAATACTGTCTATAATCATTTCCTGCTTGCCCCTTATTTTCTGGGCAAAAGTTCGTTTAAT